TTGATGCCATAAACTTCTTCAAACAAAATTCGCAACGAATCAGGAGGTTTATAAGGGCCAGGCTCAAAATCTGAAGGCACAACGTCATGATATTCATCTCGATAAACATAATATGGTATGGAACCCTCGGTTAATTGCAACGCTACCCGAGCGGCCACACTAACTATGGGACATTGAGGTGTTTCATATAACACTGAATAGGCCTTACCTCGAAGCAATGATTTGGCTCGTTCTTTACCGCAGTATATCTGTTTATCAGTCCAACAAAACTTCAAGAGAAACTTGATCGGATCCCGTATTATATTCATTGTGCATTCATCATAAACCAGCCCACAAAAGGAAGCGTGTGACACGTCTGAATAATCCTCTATCGTTGTAGTAAAACCAGCTTGCAAAAACATTTCTGAGTTGAGTTTAACATTGGATACTATAATTGAATCATCACCTTCAACATAAATCATATATTTACCATCTTCCACACCCAACGACAAAAGCATGTATCTGATGAGTAAATAATTATCCAAAGAATTGCCCAATGACGTAACCATATCACCCGACATCCTGCATTCCAAAACTGTTTTTATACCTCGTCTCATTTTTATGCGATGCTTTCCCATCAAAACCGCACACATCTTGTAACATAAATCAGATTGGTTCATTCTGAGATAACAAGGTACTTCTGAGACACTCATCATCTTAGGAGTAATGGAAGCTTCGAATGCTTTATGATCTGCCACCATCACATATGTGCCACAAACCCCCATTTCTGAAATCAATCGAGCTTTTTCTTGTGGAGATTTATGCTTGAGCACGAAACCCAAACTATAAACAACTTCCTCGAAAGACTTTACCATAGGACCGAACAAAATCTTTGAATCAATTGGGCAAGTTTGAATAACGCGTGGTGGTTTCATTTTGAAATATGGCTCGCGTTTGATGATTGAAATGTAACTCAACAAAGAATAAACTGAAACCTCTCCCATGCTCTCATGTCGATCTCGCAACCTTTGTTTATAATTCAATGTGTAACTAGTACTATCCAAGTACTTTTCGAAATCCCATGGTTCCACATTGATAGGTAGTTGATCCTGAGCCCATTTCAAAGTTTCATACAAAAATGGCTCAAAGAAAGAATCATGTGCGTTTGGACATTTGCGCAAACACCGTTGTTCAAGGGCTACAACACTAGTCTCTGGGTCAATTGGGTCCCAGCGAAGCGGTACGAAGTCTCGGAATCCCAACTTT